GATAGTGCAGGTGCCCGTCGAGCACGTACAGCAGCCCGCCGGCGTCGGGGATGTCGGGCGGGCCGGTCTGGTCGGGCAACACCAGCAGCCCCGGCGTGGGCGAGAGGATCCCCACGACCACGAGGTCGTCCTGGTAGGAGCCGACACGGGCGACGAGGACGGGGTCGCCCACCGCCGGCCGCTGGCCGAGATGCTGAAGCGGCGCGGTCGCGGTCCCCGCGGACCGGCCGGGCAGCTCCACGCGGACCCCCGCCCCGCCGACGCCGACGACCCGGCCGCGCATCAGAAACGGATCCGCCATTTTGATTTGCGCCCTTTGCGTTTGTTAGGGTGCGGTCCGTCAGAGCTGGGGTTGGGGTTGCAACCCTTCTCCTGGTAGAGGCCGTCGGGCCGGGGTCGCTGCGGAGGGAACCCGGCCCGGCGGTTTTCCTGTCAGTACCGAAGGCCGGGGACGCGACCGCCGCGGGTGAACCGGCCGGCGGCGTTCAACGACGCGACGCCGACCTTGCGGTTCGCCGCCTCGATGGTCTTGCCGTTGCCGAGGCTGATCGCGATGTGGCCGGTGTGCCACAGCAGCGCCCCGCGGGTGCGGATCGCGTCCGCGACGGAGATCTCGGTGCCCTTCGACCGGCAGTAGTTGATCTGGTTGCCGGACCCGTCGGGGATCGTCCCGCCGACCCGTTTGACGGCCCACTCGACCAGCTCGGAGCAGTCGTAGGCGCGGGGGTCGGGGTTGGACGAGGCGGCCTCCGCACCCCACACGTAGGGTTTGCCCCGCTGGCTGAGCGCCGCGTCCACGAACGCCGACGCCGACCCCTGCCCACCGCCGCCGGCCGCGGCGATGTCGCCGCCGACCCCCTCGGTGGCCTCCCGCGGCTGGGGGACGGGGTCGCGGGGGATCCCCGCGGTGACGCTGACGTCGCCTGCGAGCATGTCGTAGGACACCTGGCTGATGAGGTAGTCGCGGGCGAACGTCGGGTAGCCGTACAGCCGCAGCGTGCCGCCGGGGCGGACCGCCCGCGCTCTCTCGCCCGGCAGCACCGCGGTGACCTCGGTGTCGATCTCCCCGTCGAGGGTGGTCCGCACGCTGGGCAGCTCGCGGGCACGTTCGGCGTCGTTGGCGGTGAACCAGCCGACGGGGACCGCCGCGCCGGCGCTGCGTTCCATCAGCCACGTCGGCTTGCCGAAAAAGATCGTCCCGGCCGCCTCGAAGACGATGTAGCCGACCTCGGTAGCGAGGCGGGTGAACGTCGACCAGGAACTGTCCTCGGGCTGCTCGGTGTCGCGGGCGACCTCGGGCATGCCGGGGCCGGGCTGCGCGACACACGCGACGCCGACGGCGGCGCACTCGGCGAGCACGAAGTCGGTGGCGGACACCCCGGTCATCCGCAGCGGCCCCCGCCGCTCCGTGAGACGGCGGACCGCGGCGGGGCGGCAGGTCAGCGTCAACGCCCCGGTGGCCGCCGCGCCCGGCTGGGCGCTGAACGCGGCCAGCTCCATCCGCAGGTCGTCCACGTCGACGGTCGCGCCCTTGGTGAGCAGACCGGTCGCGAGCAGCGCCAGGTCGGGGTCGACTATTTCGACGGTGACCTCGCTGGCCTCCCGCGACGTCAGCGACACCGCCGCGGCGGTGACGTGCGCGTTGGGCGGCAGCGCGGTGCCGCGGAGCAGCACCCGGTCGGCGAGGACGCTCACGGCAGCAGCACCACCCTTCCCGGTCGCAGCACCCGCGGGTCGGTGATCCGGTTGCGGGTCGCGATGTCGCGCCATCTGCGGGCGTCGGCGTAGAACCGCAACGCCACCGACGACAGGGTGTCGCCGGCCGCCCAGGTGTAGCTACGCGGCCGCGTGCGGGTCGCGGTGGGGGTGGGAGCCCTGCCGGTGGACGGGCCGGCCAGCGCGGCGCGGACGGGCTGCTGCGCGGGGATCGGCGGCCCGCCGGTCGCGCGGGTCAGCTCGATTCTGGCGGTCGCGGAGCCGATCTCGTTGGTGTAGGCCTTGCGGTCCTCGACGGTCCACGAAAGGTCGGTGATCCACCACCAGCCCTGCTCGGAGGGGCCGTAGGTCATCCGCACCCGCGACGTCGACCGGGCGAGGAACCGCAGCCGCTGAAGGACGGTCTCGACCTCCTGGTCGATGCGGGGGCGTTTCACCAGCGTCACGTCGAGGTTGATACGGTGCAGCGGCTCGCCGCTGCGGACCATCACCGGCATCCGGCCGGGGGTGTCGATACGGGTGTAAGCGGCGGCGAGCCCCTCGTTGGGCAGCGCCAGCGGCGCGACCGGCAGCGTCACCGTCGGCAGCGCCGGATCCTCGGGGATCAGCTGGACATGGGGATGGTCGTCGGTGCCGCCGTAGGCCCACGGGCCGGTCCCGCGGTGGACGATGAGAACGGCCATCAGCGCTGCCACCTTGTGCGCCGCTCGGCGCGGTCGCGTTCGTGGGCGCGGAGGAACGCCTCGACCTCCCGGCGGACCGCTCCGGGGTCCTGCGCCCCGTTGATCGTGATGTTGTAGGTGTGCTGCTCCGACACCTCGGTGTGGCCCGCGGCGGCGGGCGCGAGCAGCGCGGCGGTCCGGTCGGTCGGCTCGATGTAGCCGGAGGACGGGGCGGTGAACAGCTCCGGGCCGGACGCGCCGACGAGGTGGGTGCCGGTCGCCCCGACGAACAGCTCGGGGCCGCGTTCGCCGACGACGTACAGCTGACCTGCGGCGACCGGGCCGCCGTACAGCCTGCCGGGAAGGAAGAAGTCCGCCACCCGCGACCCGGCCTCGCCGAGCCCGCCGAGCGCGCCGCGGATCCACCCGCCGAGCTTCCCGGCGAGCCAGGAGCCGAGGCGGGAGATGCCGTTCCAGATGCTGCGGGCGATGCCGCCGCCGAGGTTCGCGAAATCGCCGAACATCTCCCGGATGCCCGACAGCGCCCCGTCGATCATCGTGCGGGCGGCGGTCCGAAGCGCGTTCCACCCCGCTCCGAGCGCGCCGCCGATCCGCTCCACGATGTACATGGCGCGGAGCCCGACGTCGTCGGCGAGGCTGCTGAGCGCGGCGGGGATGTTGGCGAGGAAACCGCGGAGCCTGGCGAAGACGCCGGGCCCGAGGTTGTCGAGCGACCCGCCGAACGCGCTGCTGAACGTTTCCCAGAGCTGGCCGACGAACCGGCGGATCGGCCCGCCCAGCTCGTTGACCCAGGTGACCAGCTTTTGCAGGAAGGTGCCGACGAACGGGATTTTGCCGAGGATCCGTCCGAGCGGCCCGATGAATTTCGTGGGGGCGAGCGCGAGGCTGAGCACCGCCATCAGCGCCTCGAACCAGTGGTCGCCCAGCTCGCGGAGCAGGTCGACCGGGTCGAAGTTGAGCAGCCCGACGGCTATGCCGACGAGGAGGGGGACGGCGGCTTTGCCGACCTCCATGCCGAGGCCGACCCAGTCGATCTTGGCGAACCAGCCGCCGACGATCCCGGCGATGTCGCCCATGTTCTCGAGGCCTTCGCGGATCATCTGACCGATCCGCTCGCCCGCGCCGCGGTAGTCGCCCTCGCCGAGCATCTTGGTGATGTCCACGATCGCGCCGAGCCGGTCCTTGATCCCGCCGCGGACCTCCTCGATGAGCCCGGCCGCCTCGGTGATGACGGTCTGCCGGTTCGCGCCCCACCACGTTTTCAGCCCGCCGAACGCGGACTCGCCGAGGTCGCCCGCCTCGGTGAAGACGGCGGCGACGCCGGATCGGATGTCGCGGGCCGCGCCGATGACCTGCTGGACGAGAGGGGCCCAGTCCGCGCCGAACAGCGCGATGAACGCGCCGCCGGCCTGGTGCCCCTCGACGGTGCGGAGCACCCCGCGGATCTCGGATTGGACGTCGCGGACGGCGCGGGCGATCCGGTGGACGACGTCGGGGGCGTTGCTGCCGCCGAAGAACGTGACGATCCCGCCGGGCAGCGTCCGCGCCCGGCCGACCGCCACGAGCTGCTCGGCGATGCGTCGGAGGTTGCCCTGCAGCCGGGGGAGGTTGGCGTTCAGCCAGGTGGTGGCGCGGACGAGCGTGTCGACCATCAGGGGGGCGACCACCTCGAACGCGGGGACTAGCACCCGACCGGCGATTGTCCCCAGGTCCTTCAGGCGGCCGCCGAGGTTGCGGACCATGTTCGCGGCGCTCATCGCGGTCCGCTCGAGGTCGCCCATCGCGGGCGCAGCCCGGTACTGCTCGAGAATCAGCTGGTTTCGGGCGAGGATTTTTTCCTGCTCCGACAGCTCGCCGGTGAAGCCCATCGCCGCGCCCTTGGCCTTCACCATCTCCATGTTGATGAAGAAACCGAACTGCCGGATCGGTTCGATCTCGCCGGTCAGCCCGGACCGCAACGCGACCGCGACGTCCTCGGGGCGGGCGTTGTAGAACGACGCGATGTCGAGGGTGACCTGGGTGAGCCCTTTGCTGAAGTCCTCCAACCCTTCGGCGGGGATGCCGGCGGCGTCGCCGAACACCCCGAACACCGACGTCATCTTGATCAGGTCGGCGGTGGCGATACCGAACCGGTCGTGGAGGTCGTCCACGAACGCCTGCATGCTCGCGCGTGACTGCCCGAAGGTGACGTCGAACGCCTGCTGGACCTCCACGGCGTCGGACGCGAGTTTGAAGGTCGCGACGGACGCGGCGGTGAGCGCCGCGACGAAACCGACGCCGACGGTGCGGGTCGCGCGGCCGGCGGCGGCGGCCATCCCGCCGATGCCGCCGGCGAGGCTGCCGATACCGGAGGCCGCCCGGCCGGTGACACCGACCAGCCCGGAGATGCCGCCCCGCAGCCGCCCCGACGCCGACGTCGCGCGGTTCGACGCCCGCTCGGCCTGCTGCGCGGCCTCCGCGATGCCCTTGATGTGCAGCGCCACGCGGCGGGCGGGGCCGGAAACGTCGTCGCGCAGCTCCGCGCGGAGAATCAGGTCGTCCTCCACCGGTCACCTCCTGCCGTGCGGCCGCTGCGCGGACGTCTGCTTGAGCCGTTTCTCGGACTCGTTCTGGGCTTTCTGCCGTTCGCGTCCGAGCGCCCGGTTGTGGGCGGCCAGCAGCGCTTTGTCCTCCCGCGGCATCGCGAGCACGTCGAGGGGGTTGAGGTGGAACGGCGCGGCGAGAATCGCGGCCTCGGTGACCCGCGGGTCGTTCGCCAACCCCTCGACCGCCGCTAGGTAGGGTCCGGCGGCGGGTCACCGAAGTCGTCCCACCCCCGCCCGGTCGCCTCCGACCATTTGCTGTACACCCAGATGATGTCCAGCGACGCGTCGGGGCCGCCGTAGAACGCGACGACCGCGTCGCGGGCGCGGTGGGTGGACGCGCTGTCCAGACCCAGCAGCTCGTGCAGCTCGGGGTCGCGGAACGTGAGGTTCAGCGGTTTCCCCCGCCGCCAGATGTTGACGCACAGGTTCGCGCACACCAGCACCGCGAGGCGGTAGTGGTCGACCTCGCCGTTGTTGTTGGGGCCGCGCCGCTTCCTTGCGCGTTCCTCCCACTGCGTCATCTTCGCGGCGTTGACCTGAAGGGTGTACTCGACCTCCCACCCGGCCCGAACGGGCACCGAGATGCGGGTGGTGCCCTTGTCGACCTTTTCGCGCAGCTCACGGCGGATCAGGTCGAGGTCGTTGCCGTCCGACCACTCCTCGTCGGCCCCGCCGAGGTCGACGGTGGCGTCGAAGTCGTCGTCGTCGCGGGGCAGCTCTGCGACCGTCATGCGACGCTGAAGGCGTGGAGGATCACCGCGACCATCGCGGTGTCACCGGAGTTGCGGTCGGTGTTGGGGTGCTGCACCGACCGGAGGACACCCTGGTAGACGGTGGGGCGGCCGATCGGGGTGTCGTCGGTGTCGGTCGGCTGGATCGACACCGTCCACTTCGACCCGATCCGGCGGTTGAAACGGCGGATCATCTCGTTGTCGCGGCGGGGGGAGTAGCCGCGGCTGAGCGTGATGTCGCCGAGGGTTTTGCGGCCGAGGATGATGACGGGGGCGGGGTCGCCGCCGTCGTACTCCTCCCGCGATTCGGCGCTGAGTTCGGGAAGCTCGGCGGTCCTCCAGTAGTCGCGGAGGCCGGGGATGTTGCGGTCCTCCGCGGAGTAGGGCGACAGCCGCGCCAGAAACCGGTACGCGCTGGCCAGGTCGAGGGTGCTGATCGACGACATGCGGTCCTCCTTTACAGCGCGCCGGTCGGCGCGACCTTGACGATGACCAAAGCGATGAGCGCGCCGGCGGGGGCGATCCGCAACGCGACGGAGGCGTTGACGGTGTCGACGGCGGCGACCTCGGGCGGGTTGATGTCGGCGCTGACGTCGACGCGGAACCCCTCGTCCACCAGCTCCCCGTCGGCGCGGCGGAACGCGTAGAGGCCGCCGGCGTCCGCGACCGGCTGCACCATCGCGAGGAGGTCCGCCGCGATCGCGGCGTACAGCCTGCCGGACGTGTCGATCGGTTCGAACACGTACGGCTCGAGGCGGGCCTCGGCGTCGAGCTGGAGACGGTTGATGAGGTCGCGGCTGGTCAGCATCCGGTAGTTGAGGACGTCGGTGGACAGCGACCGCCAGCCGTACAGCCGGGGTCGGCCGCCGACGGTGCGGATCACCGACACCCGCGCCTCGTCCAGCTCGTCGGCGGTGACGGTGTCGACGGGGACGTCGGTGCCCAGCAGCGTCGCGGACACCGCGATCCCGCCGGCGGGCGCGCGCCACGGGCCGACGTCGCCGTGGGCGCGGGACCGGCACGCGGCCACGTAGCCGGTGGGGCTGACGGTGCGGGTGCCGCCGGACCCGTCGGGGGCGATCACCCACGGCCAGAACAGCCCGCCGTACTCGCCGTACTGCGGGTCGAGGGTGGCGGGGATCGCGCGGACGTCGGCGGCGGTCGCGCCGGCGGCGGCGGCGAGCAGCGCGATCCGCTTGTAGTTGTACGCGTGGGTCATCAGCCCGGCGGCGACCGCGGCGGCGGGCTGGCCGGGGACCGCGACCGCGCCGTCGCCCCACCCCTGGTCGGCGAGGGTGTCGAGCGCGTCGATGTAGGCGTCGACGTCGACGGTGTCGCGGTCGTCGTCGCCGGCCGACAGCGGCGCGGCCGCGACCGGTTCGGGCAGCGCGCCCGCGCCGACGGACACGGCGCGGACGTAGCGGGACCGCCCGAGCGCGGACACGATCTGGTCGACGGTGGCGAGGGAGTCGTACACCTCGTCCTCCGCGCCGCCGGTCACCCGGATCCGGACGGTGTCGGGGATCGACCCGGCCTCGACCGCGACGGAGATCTGCGACGACCAGCCGCCGGGGCCGGCCGCGTCGATCCGTACCGTGCCCGCGCCGGGGTCGGCCGCGTCGTTGAGGGTGAGGGTGCCCAGCGTCGGGGTGGCCCCGACGGTGCGGGCCACGATCGCGCGTTCGCCGCCCTCGGCGAAGAACAACGCGAGGTCGTCGTACAGCACCGCAGAGTACGCGGTCCGCGCGCCGAAGTCCCGCTCGAACGCCTGCATGGAGCGGACTTCCACGGCCCGGTCGGTCGGGCCGCGCTGGGTGATCCCCGCGACGAAATAGGTGCCGCTGGGCGCGCGAACGGTGCCGCTGGGCCCCGCGCGCTCGATGGTCGTGACCTGCACGCCGACGGGCATGTCTGCTCCTTCGTGCTATTCGGTGGGCTCGAGGTGGTGGTGCGGGGCCTGGCTGACGAGGACGTTGATCCGGTCTGCGGTGCCGGTCGGCGTGGCGGGGTAGGTGGTCTCGTGGGCGGTCAGCTGGAACTCCATCCCGATCCCGGCAAGCGTCCCCCCGGCGACCGGCTCGACCGCGGAGTAGCGCTCCAGCACGGTGGTGGGCTCCAGCAGCACCCGGTCCGACAGCCGCGGCGCGGAGATCAGCGCGGCGCGGAGGACCGTCCCGAGCGCGTCGCGGGACACCGCCGCCTTCGGGGCGGTTTCGCCGCGGACGAAACCGACGGCCTCGTAGCGGTACCGGGCGGTGAACTCGCCGGGCACCTCGGAGCGGACGAGGCTCAAAAGCTCCAGCGGGGTGACGTAGACGGCGGGGTACCCCTCGGCGCTGGTGAGCGGCGGCGGGCCGGGAAGGTAGACGGCGGGGTCCGGCGCGTCGGGGATTTCGAGGTCGTGGGCGGCGCGGTAGCGCTGCAGCACCTCCGGTACCCGGTCGCGGAGCCGGTCGAGGATCAGGTCGCGGTAGACGGCGATGCTCATCCGCGGCCCGTCAGGTGGCGGCGCAGCAAACGCAGCGCCTCGCGTTCGAAATCGGATTCGAGCATGACGAGGGGGCGGCGGGGGACACCCCGGCCGCGGTGGTGGAACAACGCGATCCGGTCGGCGGTGCCGATCCGCATCCCGGAGCGGCTCAGCTGGTTGATCGGCAGCTTCCCGACCTTGGTGAGGGAGTCGCGGAGCGCGCCGGTGTTGACCATCGCCGGGTTGCCGCCCTTGCGGGCCTTCGCCCGCTGGGTGGTCGGGTGCAGCGCCGGCCAGCGGGTCCGCCCGAGCGTCGTGAACGTCTGGGCGTTGGACCGCAGCCAGGCGGCGCGGATCTCCCGCCACACGGGGGTGGCGTTGCGCGCCCGGTCCGACATCCCGTCGAGCGTGCGCAGCACCTGCTGGCCGCCGGTCATCGAGAACGTGACCTTCACGCGACCCACCCCGCGCGGACGGTGCGGACGGGGGGGCCGCTCTTGGCGGTCGGCCCGGCCAGCCGCAGCGTTCCGGCCTCCTCGCCGGCCGCGGGGTCGTCGCCGGCGTTGCCGCCGGGTGCGCGGAGCGCGGCGTTGAGCGCCTCGACCAGCTCGTAGAGGTACTGCATGTGGCGGTTCCACAGCACCGACCCGTAGTTGGTGGTCGCCTCCGTGGTCAGAGCCCGCTCGGGGTAGTTCGCGTCGTACAGCAGGCTGGCGGCCCCGAAGTGGATCGACGCGCGCCCGATCGCGAGGAGATGCTGGTCGGGGTCCGCCCACGACCAGGTGGTCGGCAGCCCGACCCTGGCCACGACCCGTGAGGCGGCGTCCTCGAGCCACCGGTCGACGTCGGCTGCGACGAACGCGGGGTCCAGCCCGAGGGAGCGGACGTGGGCGTACACCCCGTCGGCGGTGGCACCGAACAGCTCTGCGACCACGGCTGTCTCCTTCCGGGGGATGGGATTGCACGCCTGCCCCGGCCCCGCCGCGCTCCCGCCGAGGCGCGGCTGGGTGAGTAGGGGCCGGGGAGGCGTGCAGACCTGCTAGGCGAGCACCTTCGCCGAGAAGATCAGCTCGGGGTTCGCGACGGTGGGCAACGAGATCGCGGTCGCCAGCACCGAGTAGCTGATCGGGTTTTCCGTCCTCATCGGAACCGCGACCAGTCCCGGCGCGGCGGCCGCGTCGAGGATGTTGAGCCGGACAAGCTCGTCGGCCTCCAACGTCCGGCCGAATTGGGTGACGCCGACGGAGTCGGGCGGCGCGGTGCCCGGAGCGGGCAGCAGCAGCAGCCGGTCGGCGTCGATGACCCGCCGCATCGTCGCGGTGTGGTCGAGGATCTGCTCGTCGTGGGTGATGAACGCGGGCAGGTCGCGGGCGTCGAGGATCTGGTTGAGCTGCTCGACGGTGACCGCGTTCATCGCGTCCGGTGCGCCCGCGAGCTGGCGGACCTGCACCGAGCGGATCAGCCGCGCCCGGATCTGCCGGGAGCCGACCATCACCGCCGGCCGCGCGCCGCCCGACGACTCCACGTAGGTGTCGACCCACGTTTCCAGGTCGTCGAGCATGTCGACGTCGTCGGCGGAGTCCCACAGCGTCGCTGCGGTGACGTAGTGCTCGGCGGGCAACCCGAAGTCGACCTCGAGGTACAGGCCGTTCTCGCGTTGCGCCTCCGTGCCGATCGTCACCCGTCCGTGGGTGAGCGCCTGCCCGCGGGCAAGCTCGATCCGGGCGGCGACCGCCCGCGCGGCGATCATCGTGTCGCCGTTGAAGGCGTCCGCGACGAAGTCGTTCGCGCCCTGCGCGCGGGCCTGGTTCAGCCGAAGCTGGTCCTCCTCCGTCAGCGGCACCTCCACCGAGATCGGGGGGAGCTGCCCGCGGACCTGCCGCGCGCCCGGCCTGGGACGAATAATGGCCGGCGTGTCGTACGCTCTGTAGGCACCGGCTCGACCCTGCGTACGCGACTGGCGCACGAAGGAATACTCGATGGCGTCCCGTTGGATGTTGGGCAGCCACCTGTTGAGGTTGAAAGCGGGCACGTCGATCATCCGTGCCGCCAGCGTCAGCTCGGCGGGGTCGACGAGATCGAGGATCATTGCCATGAGTGCTCGTCCTCCCTACGAGTAGACGATGTGCGCGGCCAGGTCGGCGCGCGCCGCGGGATTGAAGCCGCTGTTGGCCGGCAAATTTCCGGCGAACAGCCGCCCGGTCCAGATGAGCGCCGCGCCGAAACGCGCGCCCGGACGGACCGTCCGGTCGTGGAGCAGGTGCCCGGCGGCGACCTCCCGGCCGTCGGCCGCCGCGTCGTCGTAGGGGCCGTACAGGCCGGTCGCGGTGACGACCCCCAGCACGGTCCCGGACCGCACCAGCCCGTCGGTGAACGGCGGGTCGTCGAACAGGTCGCCGTCGAGGGTGATGCTGCGACCCGGATAGGTGCGCTTCCATTCGGCGATCCAGCTGAGATCGCCGTTGCCGAACTCCTCCGTTTGCATCTCGAGATCCATTGGTGCTCCTTGGGCACAGGTGGAAATAACGCGGGCCTTGCGCCCGAGGACCGCAGCCGGGTTGCCCGGCGCGGGCTACTTGTCGTCGTTGAAACGCACGCCCATCTTCCGGGCGCGTTCGCGGGCTCGGTCCTCGACGCTGCCGCTGCCGCCGCCGCCGCGCGGCCCCTGGTCGGGGTCGGGGGTGGCGGGGGGCCGCTGCCCGTTCGCCGCGAGGTACGGCTCGCGTTCCAGCAGCGTGTCGAGCGCCTTGCCGATCTTCGCCTCGTCGGGGTGGCCCTCGTCGTCCACCAGCTCGTCGGGGTCCAGCAGCCGCCCGGCGACGCCGGGGTTGGCGAACCGGCCGGACGCGGCGACCGCGATCCGGTCCTGCAGCCGCAGCCGCATCAGCTCGCCGATCTTTTCGGCGGCCTTCTCGCGTTCGGCGCGGGCGGCGGCGTCGGCGGCCTCCTTGCGGGCCGCGTCGATCGCCTTCTCCTGCTCCGACTGCGACGCGGCGCGCAGCGCCGCCAGTTCCTCCTCGACGGCTTCGCGGGCCTCCTTCTCGGCTTTCGCGGCCCGTTCCGCGTCGCGGGCGCGGACCTTGAACGCGTCGAGGGCTTTCTCGCCGGCGGGGCCGAGGCCGTCCTCTGCGGGGGCGGTCGGCTCCGACGTTGTGGTGTCTCCATCAGGCATTGCGCCTGGCCTTCCTGTGGGCTCCGACCTTGCGTCGAAGAAAATTGTGTCCGAGTGTGGACAGATGGGACAAGCTGGTCTAAAGTTCCCTCACGCGGCAGGGGGTGGGAGGAAGCGCGATACCTCGCTCCCTGCCGTTGCCCTGGCGAACCGGGGGGGAAGGCCGCTCACTTTCGTTCGAGTTACCCGCTCCCGCGAGAGCCGGCCGACCGCCACAAAGGCCCCCCCGGTTCGCTTCCAGGGTCACGCGAGCGCCTGCAGCGGCGTCTCGGTGATCCAGTCCCGCGCCTGCGGGTGGGGCTGGGGGAGGATCAGCGCGGACAGCGCGACCTGCCCGGAGCGGATCAGGTCCGCCTTGGCCTTGCCGCCCGTCCCGGCGAACAACGCGTCCTGCCGCGCCGGCGTCAGCGCCGCGAACATCTCCTCGCCGGTGGGGCGGGTGACCCGGTCGGCCGCGCCGCGGATCACCGGCTCCGCGACGCAGCGGCACGCGGCGTGGACGTCGGGAACCTCCGAGGTCGCCCGGACCGCGCCGGTCGCGGCGGCCAGGCACGCCCCGCACGGCGACCCGGCGGTCACCCGCCGCCACCCGACGATCCGGCCGTCGGCGTCCATCAGGTCCCGCTGGGCGAAACGGGCGGCCTCCGCGACCTCGGTGCGGACCGCCCGGACCGCGCGGGTCGCGCCCCACCGGGCGGCTGCGGCCTCGTCCGCGCCCCGCTCTCGCGCGACCCGAACCGCGACCGTGGCGCTGGACAGCACCCGCCGGACCGGCCGCCCGTCGGGGGTGACGCCGGCGTACCGGTCGGCGTCGACGGTGTAGGGCAGACGACGGCCGCCAAGCTCCGACGCGCGGTACGCCGCCAGGTAGTCGGCGGCCAGGCCGGCGGCGGCGCGCTGGCCGCCGCCCAACGCCGCAGCGGCGACCGCCAGCCACCGCGCGAAGCTCGCCGACAGGTTGCGGAAGTCCAGCACCCACGCGCCGACCACCATCGCGGCGGTCCGCTCCCGCAGATCCTCCAGCGACCGGCCGTACGCGTCGGTCAACGCCAGGCTTTCGGGGTTCGCGGGCATCACGCCGCCTGGTCGCCGGACGGCAGCGCACCGGGCGCGGGGTCGAGCAGCGTCGCCATGCCCGGCAGCGCGTCGCGGTCCGCCGCGGCGAGCAGCGCCGCGTCCCGCAGCATCGACTCGTCGCGGAGCTGGCGGATCCGGCGGATCTCCTGGGGGGAGTAGCCGGCGCGTTCCCACAGAAACTCGGGGGGGATCCCCAGCGCCGCCTGTTTCATCAACGCGTCGATGTGCTCGGACTCGGTTCGCGACTCGGGGTCGCCCCAGATGACCTCGCCGTCGCGGCGGGCCCCGCGGGCGTCGCCGGTCGCGAGGAACGCCACCCTGACGGTCTCCTCCAGCCCCTCCCCGAAATGCAAATGTTTCTCGCGGCTTTTGGCGACCAGCCCCGCCTCCGCGCTCTTCAGCGATTCGCCGCTCGGGAACTGCCCCGAGATTTGGCCGAAATAGTGCGGCGGGGTGCGGGAGATGCTCGCGACGTGCTGGATCTGCATCTCGATCAGCTGGACGTAGGCGTTCAGGTCCGAGCCGGGGAACTGCCCGAAGCGGGCGTTCTCGTTCTTCGTGTAGAGCAGCCGATCCGAGCCCAGCTCGAACGGCAGCCGCGCCGCGCCGGTCCGCGGGTCGCGCTCCGGGGAAAACCCGGTCACGTACCGCTGCGGCATCGCGGCGAACTCCGACGCGACGAGCGCGTCCATCAACGTCTTGTTGATCGAGTCCTGCAGCCCCATGATCTCGGCGAACTCCGTCTCCCCGTCGCCGAGGAACGTGTCCTCCCGCCACGCCGGCCGGCCGTCGTGCGGCGCGCGGTACGCCGGCGGCAGCAGCCGCGGCCGGTTCACCAGCGGAACGACGGGCACCTCGCCGATGGGGTTGGGCACGGGCCACGACTCGCCCTCCACCCGGCGGGGCACCCATTCCCCCCCCACGGGGGTCGGCAGCCACAGCGCGCTCTGGCCCGGCAGGAACGTGACGCCGCGGCGGACGTAGCGGTGGACCGCGTCGGGCAGATACAGGGTGGCGTAGGAGATCCCGTCCGCGGTCCACGCCTTCAACGCGGCCAGCCGCCGCTCCCCGTCGGCGGGGTCGTGCGCGACGATGACCTCCTCGGGGTGCTCGGGCACGATCCGGGGCGTACCGTCGGGGCCCGGCCACACCGACAGGTAGGCCTGCCCCGCGATCAACGCCTCCTTCAACGCCAGCGGCGCGCGGGAGTCGAGATTGTTGACCTGCCACAGCGCCCACGCCTCGGCGTCGTCCTCCTGGTCGTCGCCGAAGCGGAAACCACGAATCTGCAGCCGCTCCAACACCACATCCACAACCAAACTGCACCAATTATCAGAAAAAGCACGAAACCTGCCGCCGAAGGCGTCCTGAAACCGGTCGGAAGCGAACAGCAAAGGGTGGCGGCCCCGGTAGTAGTCGTCGCAGCGGCGGATCCGCTCCCGGCGTCGGTTGAGCCGGTCGAACAGCAGTGCCACCCACTCAAGCGGCTCCACACGGCCCCCTTCACTTTTCCGATGAGCGTCCAAACCAGCCATAGCGACACAGGCCGGACATGCGCTAGCTTGCCGGGACCATTACCTGACACATCGAACCGGAACACGCCGCTCTTAGGGCGACGTGACCTCTACGTGACACATCGAGCCAGGGGGCTACCGTGGGCCAGGACGACCGCCGTACCTGGGGGGACGACGTGGACCGCCGAACACTGCTCCGTGCCGCACCCATGCTGCTCGCCGCCGCCGTCGCGCCCGACCGCGCGCTGCACGAGCTGCAGGTCATGCGCACCGCCACCGTGGACGCCGCCTGGCTCCGCGAGGCGGAACGCTGGACCGACCATCTGATCGCCGCCTACCGCCGGATACCACCCGGCGAGGTGCTGCCCCACGTCCGCGACCATCTCGACCGGCTCGACGCACGGCTGCCCGACCCGATGAGCGACGCCGCCCGCTCCCGGCTCGGCTCGCTCGTCGCGGACACCGCCGCGCTCGCCGGATGGTGCGCGATGGCCGACCGCCGGTGGGCCGAGGCCCGCGCCAAACTCGCGCTGGCCCGCGACGCCGCCCGCGACGCCGGCGACGAGCTTCGCCACGCCCAGGCGCTGGTGCTGACCTCCGCGCTGCACTCCAACATCCCCCGCGGCGGCCACCGGCCGTCCGCCCCCGCGCTGCGTCTGCTCACCGAGGCCGCAGTGCGGCTGCGGACACTCGACGCGCCGCCGCTGACCCGCGCGTGGGCCGCCGCCCGCCTCGCGGAGGAACGCGCGGCCGCCACCGACGACACCGGCAGCGCCAAGGCCCTCGCGACCGCCGGGCGGGCCGTGGCCGAAGGCCCCGACCCCCGCGACAGCCGCGGATTCTTCTCGCTCGCCGGGTTTCTCGGCTACTGGCGCGACCCCAACGCGCTCCGCGGGTTCGAGGGGATCGCGCTGCGGCTGTGCGGCGACCCCCGCACCGCCGTCACCGTCCTCGCCGAGACGCTCCGCGACACCACCGACGTCGTGCAGGAGGCCGCGTTGCGCACCGAGATCGCGCTCGCGCTGGCCGCGTCGGGCGAACCCGACGGGGCGTGCGCCCACGCCACCGTCGCACTCGACATCGCGGACGGCGCGGGATTCGCGCTGCGCCGCGAACGGGTCCGCGGCCTCGCCGACCGGCTCCCGCCCGGACCGCACGCCGCCGAGCTTCACGAACGGCTGGCCCTCGCGTGAGGACACCGCCGACCCGCGACCCCCGCGACTGCGCCCACGACCCCGGCTCCGCGGAGGCCACCGAGCTGTTGGAGGACGGCTACGACGACGAAGAGGGAGATGAGGAACATCTGCACCTCGATCTGGACCCCGGAGAGCGCGAATGCCCCGCGTGAGCGCGACGATCCGCTACCGGTTGAGCGAACGGCTGCACCGGTGGGCCGCCCGGTCCTCGTGGGGCCACGGCCGGTCTACCTACAGATATCTGAGCGGCCTGGTGGTCGGCGTGCTCGGCGGCTACCTCCAGGCGTGGGGTTTCGTCGTCTGGATGGGGCTCGTGCCGCTCGGGATGTACCTGCTCGTGGTCGCGCTCCGCGGCGGTGACCGCCGTCGGCCACCGGCGACCTGCTCGCCCGCCTGCCTCGAGGGCCACACCTACGCCTGGCCGTGCGCCCAAACCCAGAAAGCAAGGAGGCCCTGATGCCCGCCACCATCACACCGGCCCGCCGGGCGCTCGCGCTCGCCGCGCTCGTCCTGCCCTATCTCGCCGCTGCCGACGGGTGCTCCGTCAACGCCCCCGAAGCCGAGTGCATCAACCGCGAACACGCCGAGGGCGACAAGACCTGGCAGGAGGCCCGCGAAGCGTGCCCGATCCCCGAGTAACCGGGTCGGACCCCGACCCCCTCCGTGTGCTCGGCCGGCTGATGCGCGTCGCCGGACCCGCGCTCGATGACCGGCGCTGGTGGTACATGGGCGGCACCCGCGAGCCCGCCCGCGCCTCGTTCATCGCCGAGCTGACCGACGGCCAGCGGGTGCTGCGCTACCGCATCTCCGTGGAATCGGTCGCCGGTGACTGACAGCCCGGCACCGTTGGGCCCGCCGGCCGGGGGGAAGGAGGAGCGGACCCCCCCGGCCGCCGGTATGCCAACCGAAGACGCCCGAACACCCGTTCCTGATACGCAAGGATGACCGATGCAGCGGCACATCGTGACCGGGTACCGCTGGATGGAGGGGTTCTGCCGATGACACTGAACAAGCTGCTCGCCGCCGCGCTGGTGCTGTGCACGGCCTTCGCGTGGCGCTTGTGGCGGGCGTGGTCGGTATCCCACCGGGCCGTGCTCATGCAGCGCGACATCATCGCCAAGCAACGCTCAACCCCTAATGACGAATAGCTCACCCAGGCCGTTGTCTCCGGTGTTCCGCTGGCTGCTGCTGGTCGTGAACGTCGCGGCGATCGCGCTCAACGCCTCGTTTCTGTGGACCGAGGACAACCCCCGCTCGCGGCTGATCCTGGCCGCGCTGATCGCGGGGGTGGCCGCCAGCGCGGCGGTCTACCACGACCGCTGGGGGTGGCCCTGGCAGCGCGGCCGAGTCCGGGGGCCCTGGCCGCCCGCCCCGCCGTGGGCCGTGTTCGACCCCCCCGTCACCGAGGTGGAGGGGCGGGGCTACGTCACCGCCGACGACTTCGAGCAACTGAACCGGTTCGCCATGACGCTGATGCGGGCCGTCGTGGCGCACTCCGGGCCCCGGCCGCCGGACGGCAGACCGCCGACCATCGTCGGGGCGGCCCGGTGGGCCGGGAACTGCGACCATCCATTTGACGGCGGCGGGGCCACCGAGGGCCCGGTGGTCCGCTACTTCCGCCACCCCGACATCCCCGGCGATCAGCCCTGCGAGCAGTGCGGCCGTGTGATGCACGACCACGGCTGGATCGACGCCGGGGCGGAGGGCCTGACTGTCTGCCCCGGCGACTGGGTTCTCACCGACGTTGAGGGTCGCCACTACCCGTGCAAGCCGGATGTCTTCGCGGCCACCTATCTGTTCGGAGCCCTGGCCGGGAGAGCAGCGTGAGCAACGCTGCATCAGCGAGATTAGACCGCGGCCGGGAACAGTGAGCGGTCGCCGGTTCCTGGCGCTGCTGCTCGTTCTGGTGGCGTTGTGGGCCGCGGTGTTCCTGGTGGCGTGGCTGCTGAACCTGTGGATCGCCTCGACGTTGTAACCGGGCGGACATCTCCGGTTAAGAATGGCCTCTTCCATATTCCGCTTCGAGAGGACGTGCCCATGCCCCGCCGTGACAACGACCGACGCGACGACGACCGGGAGATCGTCAAGGCGATCCTTCAGACGCTCACCAGCGAAACCGGCCTGAACCTTGCGGACGGGCTGTTCGCCATCGCCGAGGGGCTGCGGGAGATCGCCGCCGCGCTGGCCGGCGCGGTCCCACCCGCCGAGTACGAGGCGCTGCCGGTGGAGGAGGGCCGCCCGATCGTCGCCGGCGACCCCGCCGCGACGCAACCGCCGCCCGCCGGCTGAGGGATGCCCGGCAAGCAGGTCCGCAATTGGCGGGTGTACCACCGCCTCCGACAGCGGGGGCTGTCCAAGAGCAGCGCCGCGAAGATCGCCAACAGCGCCCGTCGGAGAAGGAGACGCAAGTGACCGCCCAGGACGCCCGGACCGTCGCCCAGCTCGTGGCCGGAGCGGACGCCTGCTACGAGGAGGCGGTCGAACGGCTCGACCGTGGCGAGCCGCTGGAGGGGCCGGTGCAGGCGACCCTGCGGCGGCTGGCCCTGGAGACGGCGGCGCTGTCGGCGGTGCTCCGCGGGGAGTTGCAGCAGCGGTGAAACGGCTGTGCGGGAAGCGTTCCCGGTCGGGGCTCGTCTGCGACCGTAACGCCGACCATCCGCTCGGCCCCGACGACGCGCACCACGCGGTCGGCGTCAACCGGTACTCGATGGTTGGCGAGCCGATCGACGTCTACTGGTGGGTCAGCCCCGACGACCCCGTCATCGAGGAGACGAATCCGCTTGACTGAGGACCGAACACCGACCGGCGCGAAGCTCGCGATCGCGTTGGAGGCCGAGGGCGCACCGGCGGGTATGGCGCAGGCCGCCCGCGAAGGGTTCTACGACGATTACCGCTCGCCGCTGCCGTTCCCCCAGAGCCAGCTGCTGGCGGACGCCCGCGCGCTCGGGTTGACCGAGATCGTGCGCGGCGTCCTGGCCGGCGATTTCGACGCGCAGCCGTGGGAGGCCGACGCGTGGGCGGCGAGCGCCGACGGGGAGGAGGCGCTGGCGTTGCTGTTCAGCGGCCAAGAGTAGCCACCGGCGGCGGGTCGGCGGCCTCCTCGAGCGCGGCCCGCTCGGCGGTTGTCTGCTGCCGGTGGCAGTCGCACCGGCAGCGCGCTTCGCAGAATTTGCAGCGGTACCGGCAGCGCCCGTGACGCAGGTGCGGCCAGCACGCGGTGGAGAGATAGTCGTGAAACGGCATTTACCGGCTTTCTCCGCGGCTCACGGGGGCGGCTCCGGGGCGTCCGCCGACGGCGACGCCGACGGCGACGGCGACGGCGACGCCGGCGGGGTGGGCCGCGGGCTCTGCAGACCGGATCTGCCGAGGTAGCGGCGGCACACGCCGAGGTCGTAGCCGTCGCGGTTGGGGATCGACGCGTCGAAGCTGTGCTCGTAGTCGGTGTTGAGCGCGCCGGCGATCGCCCGATGGCCGGCGTACTGCGCGGCGCGGTGTTCGGCGAATTGGGCGATCAGGCAGCCGCCGAGCAGCTCGATCTGCTCGTCGCTGGCGGCCTCCCGCCGCGAGAAACCCGCGAGCATCACCGCGATGGCCAGGCACGCCGCGGACAGCGTGAGCACCTGGAAGATCACCGCGCCGACCATCAGCCGCGACGGTTTGGCCTCCAGCTTCACACCCTCGAGGTCGGACAGAGATGCCATCCGGTGTCCTTGTCAGAATCCGCCCGCCATCGGCAGGCCGTCGTCCTCGGGTTCCGCGCCGCGGCGCATCGCCCCGTCGATTCCCATCAGCAGCGCGACCATCCCGTCGATCCGGCGGCCGGACCGGTCGCGGGCGGGCTTGACGGGCTTTTCGTTTTCGGCGTCGTCGGTTTTCGTTTCCAGGCTGTCGGCGTGCCACCGGGCGACGGGGTTGCCGAAGTGGGTGAGCTGCCCGCCTTTCAGCAGCCGTTTGAACTCGGCCATCGGGGGGCCCATCCCGACGTAGCCCTGCCCGACGGGGAAGCTGGTCAGCCCCCGCCGTTCCAGCTCCTGGCGGACGGGTTCCGCCTGCCATCTGTCGTGTGAGATGTCGACCACCCGGAACCGGCCGGCGTCGCGGGTGATGTCGGCGTAGACCTGCTCGTAGTCGATGACGTTGCCCTCGGTTGCGGTCAGCCACCCCTGCCGCACCCACACCGCGGCGCGCCCGCCGAGGTATTTGTCAAGATGCGCGATCTGGGTTTCGGGGATCCAGAACCGCCACGCGACGGCGTACGGGTCGTCGGGGAACACCCAGCAGACGCTTGTGAGGTCGGTGGTGGCGGACAGGTCGAGCCCGCCGAAGCACCGGCGGCCGGTCAGCCGCGCCCACACCTCGTCGGGTGAGCCGAGCGACTCGTCGGCACACGCGTCCCACAGGTGCAGCGGGATCGACCGGGTGGTTTGCTGGACCCATTGATTCAATCTGTACTGCCTGAAGCTGTTTTCGAGCGCGGGGTCGTTGCGGGCCTCCAACGCCTCGTCGCGGAGCGCCTGCACCGACAGAAAGTCTCCCAGCGCGGGGTTGCCGTGCGCCCAGACGGTTTCGTCCCACGGGTCGGCGGCCGGGTCGGTGTTGCGCATGTACACCAGGGTGTGCGGCGCGCGTTCGGGGTCCTCGGCGACCTTGGCCATCTCCGCGTGTTGCGCCGCGGCGAAGCTTTCGGGGTCGTTGCCGGCGGTGGTCGCGGCGACCATCAGCGGCTGCTCCCGTGCGCCCATCCCGGTCCGCAGCGCGTGCCACAGGTCGCCGGACTTCTGCGTGAGCACTTCGTCGAAGATGATTCCGCTGGGGTTGTGCCCGAGATTCCCTGCGGCATCTGCAGCCACTGCCTCGTAGAAGCTCCCTGTCCGCTCGTCCACGATCCGTTTGGCGTGCGGCAGCAGCGTCAACCGGCGGGACAGCACCGGCGAAAGCTGCACCATCCTCTGCGCGACGTCGAACACCTTCCGGGCCTGGTCGCGGTCGACCGCCGCGCCGTAGATCTCCGCGCCCTCCTCGTCGTCGGCGCAGAGCAGGATCAGCGCGATTCCCGCCAGCAACTCGGATTTGCCGTTCTTGCGGGCCAGCTCGATCCAGCACAGCCGGTACCGGCGGATCCACCGGCCCAGATCGGGGTCGTAGCGGACCCGTCCGAACATCGGCCGGACGATCCCGTCGCGCTGCCAGTCGGCCAGCAGGAACGGCCGGCGCGCCCACCGGCCTTTCGTGTGGACGAGGATCTCGGTGAACACCGCCTCGGCGCGGTCGGCGCGCGGGGCGCACAGGTGGGGGCCGTACCGGCGGCACAGGTCGCAGCGTTTCCGCTCGGGAGGCGTCGGCGGACGCCTGGTCACGCCGCTGCCTCGTCCTCACCGGCCCGCCGGGGAGCCTCGCCGGTCAGCGCCTCCCACCGGGCGCAGACCACGTCGCAGTAGCCGGGGTCAAGCTCCACGAGCGCGGCGCGGCGGCCGAGCCGGTGCGCGGCGACCAGCGTGGTGCCCGACCCGCCGAACGGGTCCAGCACCAGCGTCCCGGTAGCCGACGAGTTCTGCAGACAGTGCGCGACAAGGTCGACGGGTTTGGCGGTCGGGTGCTCCCGCGACGCCGACGGCTTCGGGTATTCCAGCACGCTCGTGCGGTCGTTGCCGCCCCACCAGCCGTCCCCGCCGCGGCCCCGCCGACCGTACCCGCCCGGTGTGTAGCCGTACAGGATCGGCTCGTGGCGGTAGTGGTAGTCGGCGTGGCCGAGGACCATCGTGTCCTTCACCCACACCAGCGTCTGGTGCAGCCGCCACCCCGCGCCGAGGAACCGCTCGAGGAACACCAGCGACAGACTCCCTGCGGGGTGCGCCACGTACACCGGCGACCCCGGCTTCAAGCTCTGCCCGGCCGCGGAGAACGACGCCGCGAGCAGATCCGCGAGCCCGTCGGCGTTGTCGCCCTTGATCGTCAACGCGTCCGCGGTCTTCCCCACGTACTCCACCCCGTAGGGCGGGTCGGTCCACAACAGCTCCGCGGGCTCCCCGCCGCACGCCGCCGCGACCGCAGTCGGGTCCGCCGCGTCGCCGCACACAAGCCGATGCTCGCCGAGCAGCCACACATCCCCCGGCCGGGTCACCGGCGCGTCGGGGACGTCGGGGACGTCGTCGTCGCCAAGCTCCACCGCCGACCGGGCCAGCAGCCGGTCAAGCTCGTCGCCCTCCCAGCCGGTCCCCGCCAGCCCCGCCTCCGACACCGCGAGATCCTTCAGCAGCGCGCCGAGCATCTCCTCGTCGTAGGTGGCCATCTGCGCGGTCTTGTTGTCCGCCAGCAGAATCCGCCGGGCGCGGTCGTCGTCGATGTCGACCCAGATCACCGGGACCTTCCCCAGCCCCTGCGCCACGACCGCCTTCACCCGGTGGTTGCCCGCGATGACGTAGCCGGTGGACCGCTGCACCAGCAGCGCGCCGTAGAACCCGTTCTCCTCGATGCTTTCCGCGATAGCGCCCACATCACCCTGGTTCGGGTTTTCCGGGTGGAGCCGAAGGTCCGCGGCCGGCACCAGCTCGTATTCCTGCGGCAGAACTTTTGCCATGCCAACCCCTCCTTCGACTAGATTATGTCCTACTTTATGGCGGTACCTTCGTGTCCGCCCCCCCGTCAGGAGCCGAATTGAACGCACCCCGAACCCTGGTCCCCAACGAGATGTTCCGCCTCGTCAGCTCCACCAGCGGCTGGGCCGCCGCCCACACCGCCGCCGGCGAAACCGAAACCGGCCTCGGCCTCGAACTCACCGCACGGCGCGGCGGCGGCCGAAAACCCGAACGGCTGATCTTCGTCCTCCAACCCTCCGAATGGCTCACCCTGCTCGCCCGGCTGCTCCAACCCGTCCTCCCCGCCGACGCCATCCCCGATGTGCTGATGACCTTCGCGCAGGCCGCCGAAGCCGTCCGCGGCGAAGACGAAACCGGCGTCCCCCGCTGGGCTCCCCACCACCACGAGGGCCAGGCTTGACCGCACAACAAGAAGCAGACGCGCTGGACGAACGGATCCGCGAAGCGCACGGCGTGCTCAAAGACCTCCGCCGCGAAATGCGCGAGGCCAAACGCATTGGCCCCGCCCTCGCCAAGGCGGCCGTATCCGAAGCCGTCGGCAAGGAAATCGCGACCCTCGGCGTCGAAACCCGCAAAGCGATGGACATCGCCGTCGACAAAGTCCAGCAAGAGTTCGACCGGCTGACCGAGCTGCTGTTCGGCAAACGCGCCCGCCGCGGCTACACCCTCCCCGAGTACATCGAGCACCTCGACTACGTCACCCGCGACGACGACATCGCCCGCCGCTACTACGACCTGTTCCGCGCCGGCGACCGGGACGACTTCACCTTCGCGATCGAACACGCCAGACTCGACCACAGCCGCGGCTTCTCCGAAGAGGCCCTCGAAGACCTCCGCGGGCTGCTGTTCCTGTTCGTCTGCGCCCGCCTCGCCGCCCGCTGGTCGGCCGACGGGGAGGCCCCCGCCGTCCTGAGCGTCCGAGTCCACGTCGACCTGGCCTGAAAGCGGCCCTGACCTGCGAGTATGCCACTCTGGCCGAACCCAGGTTCGATAACCTGTCCCCGCGGATGCGAGGCTACCCCGCGCTAGCGCCCCGAGGGAGCGTCTAGGGGGGTACCCCACCCCTGCATAGGTGCTTATGCATACAGGCTGGTCGGGTAGGGGGGTAGCCGGGCCGGGCCGGGCCGGCCGCGCGGCTAGCGCGCTAGGCGCTAGGGGGCCGAGGCCTAGCGGGGGGCCGTACCGCCTACCGCCTACCGCCTACCGCCTACCGCCTACCGCCTACCTAGCCGGGGGGGGGGGCGGTACCGGGCCGGGCCGTACCTAGGCGCGCGGGGGGGGCGGCGCTACCTACCGCCTACCGAAAAAAAAGTGGCGTACCCTAAAGCCAGCGGGTATACTGACGATATACTAGGTATAGGGGCCCGCCGCTAGGGGGGGCCGCGGGGGCTAGGAGGCCAAAGTGCAAGACGCTACTACTACCCGGCTACGGACGGAACTCGCGGGCTACGAGCGCCTAGCGCTAGCCGCTACCGAGCGGCTACGGGCGGCCGAGGCGGCGTGGGCCGCCGCGCGGGCCGCGGCGGACGCGGCCGCGGCGGACGCGGCGACGGCGGCGGTAGGCGACGCCGAGGCGGAAATGGCGTACTACCTAGAGGAGGCGGACGGGGTCCGGGCCCGCCTAGGCGAGGCCCCGAAGCACGGGCTCTACTACTAGGGCGGGGGCCCCGCGCCTAGGGGGGCCGCGCGAAAAAAAGTGGCGCTACCCTAAAGGTAGCGGGTATACTGACGATATACACAGTAGGGCCCCCGCCTAGGGGGCCGGGCTAGGAGGCCAAAATGAGCGGGCTGATCGCGATACTGATTTGGGCGCTACAGCTTTTGAACCCCCAGGCGGGTGACGAGCTACGTACGTACACGCCGGCGGGCTACCAGATCGAGGAGGACGGTAGCGGTAGCTTCCCGGCCTACCACGAGCTGGGCTACCGCTAGGGGGCGGGGGGCCGCGGGAAAAAAAAGATTCGCTACCCCCTAAAGGTAGCGGGTATACTGACGATATACTAGGTATAGGGGCCGCCGCTAGGGGGGCCCGCGGGCTAGGAGGCCAAAATGAGCATCGACTACACCACCCAGCGTACGTACGACGAGGCGATCCGAGCGGCCGAGGACGAGGGCCGCGGGCACGTACGCGGCTACTACGCGCGGCTAACCGAGGAGCGGGGCCTTAGCGCCGAACGCGCGTTCGTCGTAACTACCCAAAAGTTTGTACGTACGGACGACGCATGGTCGGGCCGCGGGAACGACCTACGCCGCGCCTACCACGACGGGGCCGCGGCGGCGCTGGAGGGGCTGGCGGACGAGATCCTGGCGCGCGACTAGGCGCGCGGGGCCCCCCGCGGGGGGGGGCGGCGCTAGGGGGGGCTACGGCCCCCTTTTTCGCGTGGGGGGCGGCGCTACCGGGGGCGGCGCTACCGGGGGCGGCGCTACGGGGGCTACCGAGCCCCGAAGGGCCTGGGTGGTAGGGGGGTACGTACCGCCCCGCTACGTGGCGTAGGCGCGGCGCTACCGCGCGGCAGGGGGGGCGGGGGGGGGCCAGCAAGCCTACGCACATAGGTACCTATGCACGTAGGCCCCTACCCACCCCGCCGGCGCAGGCGGCCCGGCCCTCCCCCGCGCGGGGGGGGGGCGACGCAAGACTTTTTCTTGACCCTGACTCGAAATAAAAAAATCCTTTAGCTATGAGAGTTCTGAGGCTATGAGAGCTAAAGGTAGCGGGTATACTGACGATATACACCGTAGTAGGGGGAAAAGCCCC